GACAGAACTGATCGTATGGGCGAAATCGTGGATCAGAAAAGTTGGAACTTCAACAACTATATGCTCAACCCGATCCTGCTTTGGGGTCACGACCCTAGCCAACCGGAAAACGTGCTTGGCTCTACCACCGAACTTTCGTATGACGAAAAAGAGGACGCTACATTTGCCACAGTCAAGTTTGACCGTGACATCAACACCAAAGCCGACCTAATTTTCAACCAAGTCGCACGAGGCACTTTGCGTACCGTTTCAGTCGGTATGATCGTTCACAGTGAGGACAGCGAAAAAGACCAGACCATTTTGAAAGATTGTGAGTTGCTAGAAATCAGCATTGTGCCGATCCCTGCCAACCCACGAGCCATAGCTTTAGCATTTACAGAGGGATCAATCAGTAAAAAAGACGCTCTGTTTATGAAAGAAAGTATGGAAAAAGAGCTTACGCTATTGCAATCCGAATTAAGTAATGATAAAAAGAGAGTAGTTATGAATAAAGTAGCCAAAGTCAAACAAGCAATCGCAAAGAAAGCCGCAGCCGGCGATCTAAGTGATGACGACACTAAGTTCTTGACAGATTTGCTTAGTGCCATCAACGATGTGGACACCCACATTGACGCTGCCGATATGGGCATTGACGCTGTATTAGTCAGTCTTTCAGATTTCCTAGGCGTTACCAACCCTGATGAGGACGCAGCCGATGACAGCGATAGTGCTGACGGTGCGGATGACGAGGGCGATGACGCTACCCCACCTGCAAAATCTACCACGATACCCAAAAAGAAATCCAAAGCTAACGGCGGCACTGATGGTGACCAGTCGGGTGCTGATGAGGACGACAAGGGTGACGGCGAGGATGACGCTGATGACGAGGACGAGATTACGGATGATACCGAACTCACCGAGGATCAGCAAAAAGAGTTTGATGAGGCTTACGAGAAATCGCTTGCCGAGCTGCAGGTAACTAAATAATAATTTGACTTACAAGGAAATAATGATATGACACTCAAAGAACTGGCAGAAAAGAAAGCAAAAGAGTTCGCCGCAGCCCAAGCCAAGGGTTCAACTGTAGGCGCACACGTTCACAAAGACGCTGATATGAGCGCAGATGAAAAAGCACAGGTCACAAAGTGGTTTACCGCCCTAGCCAACGGCGACAAAACTGCACTTCGTGAGCTTGACGGTGAAATTGAAAAAGATTACATCGCCAAGGGCTTTACCGTTACCAAGGCACAAAACGTAGGTACGAACAGTGCCGGTGGCTACCTAGTCCCTGTCACTCTTGACGGCGCAATCCGCAAGAAACTTCGTTACGTTAGTCCAATGCGTCAGATCGCAACCGTCATTGAGAATATGCCGGCAAACCTGAACCTGCCAAGTGAAAACGCTTTGCCTACTGTCTATTGGGCAGCAGAGGGCGCAGCAGGTACAGATAGTGGTTCAACCTTTGACCTGAACAACCTAGTACCTCACAAATTGATTGGTCTTGACAGTATGACCCACGAAACGCTTGTGGACGCTGCAACCAACGAGAGCGTACAGAACTTCGTTTTGGATCGTTTCACCCTAGCCCTGTCATTGGCTGAAAATGACGCTTTCGTAAACGGTGACGGTACGGATCGTCCGTTCGGTTTCCGAAGTTCAGCTATCACGCCTAACAGCGTTGCCGTAGCAGTCCCCGGAACGAACAAGTACACCGACCTCACAGCCCTCAAGTACAAGCTGACTGCCGCTTACCGTATGCTTGGTGTGTTCGTCACATCCGGCGCAGGTATGCAAATCCTTGAAAACTTGCAGGACAGCCAAGGTCGTCCACTGTTCTTACCATCAGTCGTTGAGGGTCGCCCTGACGTTCTCTTAGGTCGTCCGATCTACGAAGTCAGCGAAATCCCAACGAACCTAGGTGTTGGTACGAACGAAACCGAAGTTTGGTTTGGTATGTTTACCAACTACATCATCGGTGACCGTGAGGCTTTGCGAGTTGATGTCGGTACTAACGGCAGCGACTTCGGTAGCGACAAGCTGACACTCCGTGTCATCAAGCGAGTTGCCGGCAAGCCAATCATCGGTGAGAGTTTTGCAAAATTAACGGCTGTAAGATAAGCTAACTAGCTTAGAAAGGTTTACTACTATGCCAAGTTCAAGCAAACAAGCCACAGCAGCAGACGCAGGTGTAACCGAGGGCAAACTGGTTCAGTTTACCAAGGATCTTGCACCCTACTGCAAAGGCGATATTGTCCGATTAGACAGTGAGGCGCAAAAGTACGTTGCGGCTCGTGTCAAAGCCCTACAGATTGAGGGTGATGTTTACAAAACCAAGGTTGAGCCATCCGGCAATCACACCGAGGGCGGCGAAACACCAGTTGTTGGCGCAGTTCAGGCTCAAGACGCAGGTGCAGTTGATGAACCCACCACAGTTCACGGCGGCACGGTTGTCAATGAGCAGGACGCTGACAGCGACAAGAACAAGCCTACCGAGGCTGAAAAAAAGGCTCGTACAAACGATCCTAAAAACCCACGAGAGCTAGGCTCTAGCCCTCTGGTCGGAAAGCGTTGGTGTAAAAGCCAACGCTTTTTGTTATCATAAGCAGTAGAGGAACAAACATTATGTCGTCAGTCATAGCAGTAGCAGACCTATCAACGTACACGAAAAAGGATTTATCAGCCGATACCAAAGCGGCGATGGTTGTTGCTGCCGTAAATCAGTGGATTTTCAATTACACTGGTCGGGTATTTGGCGCAACTGCAGTTATCGCAAATGAACCGCACGACTATAAGCCGGTTATTTGGTTGGATCACCAAGACGTACAGAGTATTCAGGCAATACGGATCGGCTACCCGAACCTATCGCAGCAAACTTTGCCGGCAAGCAACTACTTTGTCAATGAGTATGGGCGGCTAATGCTCAATCCTAGCGGCGATGACACGATTGCTAGGGGCAATTACGACCTTGTGAGCGTGGATTACACTTATGGTAAGGCTGCCGTGCCTGACGACCTCAAAATGGCTGCCACAGCCCTTGCAAACGATTTCTACTTGGATGAGGGCAGCAGTGCCGGCGCAATCACTATGGCTATGGTTGGGCAAATGCGCTTGCAGTTCAACGGAAAGGACAACTACAACCCGATCTTTGAGAGCTACCGCACGAGGCGTGGCTAATGAGGCTTTTTTATCACACCGTTGATGTCCAACGTATGGCTACCACTGGTCAGGGCATTTCAAAGGAAATGACACCGCTTTACACTGGTATTCAGTGCAACGTGCAGCCGGCAGACAACCAAACCGCTATTGATAACGGTTGGAACTTCGGGCAAGCCTACAACGTGTTCTTTGACGATGGCACTGACATCAAAAAGGGTGACAAAATCCTGTTCGGCGGTATGGTGCTGATCGTCCAAGGCACAAAGCCATTTACCGGATTGCCGAGATTATCGCACGTTGAGGTGTTGTGTCAGAAAGAGGAACAATAGATGGCTCAAGCCGCTAACGATAACGTCCGAATTGTGTTTGACGATAAAAAGGTCAGGCAAATGTTGAGTGTAGCACCGGAACGTGTCGCACAAACCGTTCACAGCCTCTTAGAAAAGGTCGGAATTATGGGTATGAGCGAAATGCGCCAGCAAACTGACGTTGGCGTGACCGGCGACCTACGCCGAGGCGAACACTATTTTTTCAGTGGCGGCGCAGAGGTTACGATTGAACCGACAGCCAACTACGCAGAGGACGTTGAAAAAGGCACAGTGCCGCATTGGGTTTCAGTAGCCCAAGGAACGCCGCTTTACAGATGGGCTATGCAAAAAGGGATCAACCCATACGCCGTTCAAAAGTCAATCGCCAAGAAAGGCACAAAAGCACATCCGTTTTTGCAGACAACCTTTGATATAATTGAGCCAAAGGCAAACCGCACTTTCAATGACGGCATAGACGAACTGATCGGACAACTCAATGGGTAAATCACTAGACATCAAGAACGCATTACTGACCAGATTGCAAGGTATGGGCGCAACGTCCAACGGCACGGTGCTGAAATCAGTACAGGACAATTCAAAGGGTGCGTTTGAGGGTTACCCTGCCGCACAGCTTTTGCCAATGCGGTTAGATAACTCTGTGCTTGCCAACCATCAGCAAGAGCGTGTCAGTGGCTACGTTGTTTTGCTGCACATCCCATTTGAGGACACCCCTGAAAGCGAAAGTCAGGCATACGACACAATGTACGATTTGGTTGATCTGATAACAGATACGATGGACACCGGCAGCTATGGTCTTGGGGTCGGTACGCTACTCTTGGAAACAACATTAGCGGATTACCAAGTGGCAACGATGAAAAATGGTGTTACACTATTAGTCAGAATAGACATAAAAGCTATGTATACAAAAGATGTTTAATAAGGTAGGATTAAATTATGAGCAAAGCAAAATCAGCCGATGAAATCAGCAACAAAGATATAGCCGCCGAGGTTATCACCCCAAAGCGTAAGTATTTTTTTCCTGACAAGCAGATCACCGTTGAAATCCCTGTAGGGGATGACGACAATAAAAATATGCGAAAACGCTATCGCCGCAGCCGAAAAAGCTGAAAAAGGTGAGGCTGACGCTGTAGTTGGTGACGCTACCGATGGCACTGACAAAGACACAGCCACAGAGGGGGATGAATAATGGGAAACTTTATTGGTCGCCGAGTTGCAGTCGGCTTATCACAGGAAACCGTTAGAGGCACAACCGTTGCGCCGGCATTTTGGTTTCGTCACCTATCGCTAGATTTTGCACGAAAGACTAAAACCATCCAAAACAACAGTGCGATGAACCGTATGGAAGCCGTGAACGACAGTGCTTTGGTTCAGCAGTGGGGTGAGGGTAAACTTGAGGGCAAAGTTGGTGACACCGGAATAGGCTACTTGCTTGCTAACATCTTTGGTGCGCTGCCTACAAGCGCAGTACACGCCGCAGAAACTACCGTATTTGACCACACCTTTGCCATCGGGCAGACAAACACGCCGCCAACGATGACGATTACTCGTGTTGATCCTAACAGTGACCGCCGCCACGCTTACGGCACACTCAAAAGCCTTGAAATTGACGCACAAGCCGGTGATTGGGTAAAAGTTTCCGGTGATCTGATCGCTGACAAGGGTACGGACGCAACCGACACCGTAGCTTTCGTTTCAGAAAACGAGTTTACTAGCAAGCACATCACCGTCAAATTAGCCGCTAACCTAGCCGGACTTGGTGCAGCCGTAGCAATCAAGGCAAGCAGCTTGAAAATCAAGATTGACCGCAAGGCAGAACCGTACTTTGGGTTCAACGCCACTGATCCTGCCAACTTCTTTGTAGGCAGCTACGAAGTTACCGGCGAACTGGTCTTGACCTACGATGACACCACCTTTGAAACCTTGCACTACGGTAACACCATCCAATACCTGCAAGCCGTCATCAAAAACACTGATGTCAATATCGGTGTCGTACCAAGTAACCCAAGCCTGACTTTCAACGCACCGAAAGCCCGAATTGA